GGTGAATGCCGGCAATTCGCCGCTGCGCGGACCTTCCCAGCTTGTGACGGCAACCGCCGGCGCTGGCACCACGGCGATGACGGCCGCGACCTATGGCATGACCGGCGGCACCGATGGCGTGGCCACGATCACCACCAGCGTGATGATCGGCGTGGACACCGCGCCGCGCACTGGCATGTATGCGCTTCGCACCCAGGGATGCAGCATTGCGGTTCTGGCCGACCTGTCGGATTCCGCGAGCTGGACCACGCAAGAATCTTTTGGCCTGTCCGAAGGCGTCTATATGATCATGACCGGACCTGCGGGCGACAACATCGCCAACGCCGTGACCACCAAAGCCACCGCGGGCGTGGATTCCTATGCCGCCAAGCTGATGTTCGGCGACTGGTTGTATTGGTTGGATTCCACCAACAATGGCGCGGTGCGGCTGGTTTCCCCGGCGGCGTTTGCGGCGGGGCGGCTGGCGAACCTGTCGCCGGAACAATCATCGCTGAACAAACCGCTTTACAGCATCATCAGCAGCCAGAAATCCGGTGCGCCCGGCTCGCCATCCATAGCGACATACGCGGATGCCGATTTGCAGACCCTGTTTCAGGCAGGCATTGATGTGATTTCCAACCCGCAGCCCGGCGGGACGTATTGGGGTGTGCGGTGTGGGCACAACACATCATCCAACGCCTCAATCAACGGCGATAACTATACGCGGATGACAAATTACATCGCGGCGACGTTGTATGCCGGGATGGGCATCTACGTTGGCAAACCGGTCACCGCTCAGCTTTATTTGGACATCACCGATACGCTGACGAATTTTCTGGCCGGGCTGGTGACGCAAGGGCTTCTGCCGGACGGAACGCCGTACACGGTGGTATGCGGACCGAGCAACAACCCGCAAAGCCGCACGAGCCTTGGTTACGTGCAGGCGGATGTGCAAATCCAATACCTGTCCATCAACGAAAAGTTCATCGTGAATGTGCAGGGTGGCACCACCGTAACGATCACCGCCGCCAACAACTAAGCCTCTGCCGCGTTATGAATCGCTGTTTCACACAGAAGGATTTTCGCCATGCCTCAATTTACCGTAGGCCAGGACTGCCAGCTTTCGATCACCGGGCCGTTTGGCAAGATCAGCATTGCCAACCAGACCGGATTCACGGTGGACCAGACCAACACGATGCTCAGCAGCAAAAAGATCGACGGCTCCCGCGCTTCGCGCGTGGTATTCGATTGCTGGACCGGCATGATCGAATTCGACCGGACCGATGATACGGCGGACCAGATCGCGCAAAGCATCCAGCAATATAGTCTGGCCGGAACCCCGATTCCGAACGGCAGCATTACCTATCAGGTGATCAACGGGGACGGCACAACGTCCCGCTGGCAGCTTACCATCGTCACGTTCGACGTGAGCCAGCTCGGCAAATTCAACGCGGACCAGATTACCAAACAGGTGATCAAATTCCAGGCCGAGCAGCGGAGCGCGATTTGATGGATGTGACCGTTGAACGGCTTTCCTATGCCGAACAAATGAAGCTGGCGGAGACGGTGGCGTATGCCGGGCAGAGCCAAAAAGCGTGGTTGCAGGCTGTGACCGTGGCCTCTGTAAAAGCAATCGACGGGCGCGAGACGATGGGGATTTCCCATGCCGCGCATATCCGCGCGGTTTTGAAAGAATTGGGCGACGAAGGATATGCCAAGGCGTTTGCCGAAGTGTGGAAACCGGTTGAAGCGCCGCCGGCCGATGTGACGATCAAGCCGCTTTCGACATTGGAGCAATGGGATTTGGCTGAAATGGCCGGGACCTTGTTCGACATCCCTGCATGGTCTGGCTTGGCGCTGATGGCCTGCATCGTGCGGACGTTCAATGGCCAGACGCTGGATTTTCCGAAAGACAAAAAGGAATTGCGGGCGCGGGTGCGTTTGCTGGGCTGGCCAGGCATGGAAGCCGCCGGCGCCGCGCTGAAACAGGCCGGCAATGCGGCGGAGGCTGACGAGGACGAATGAGCAAGGTCCGGCTACAATCCATGTTGGATGCCGTGGAATTGGCGATGGCGGGGATTGGGCTGGGATATCGGGAAGCGGCGGAATTGACCGATGAGCGGCGCGAAACGCTGCTGGATGCGGTGCGCGAGATCAAGGCGCGCGACCGCCAGGAATTGATTGCGGCGATTGGCAAGGCGATGGGCGGGTGAGGACATTCCGGTCCTGCGCGGCGTTTGCGGCGTTTTTGCGCGTTGACGCGCCAGCGCGCATTGCCGCGGGCAAGGCCAAGGGATTGACCGAAGCGGGCGCGATGATCGCCAAGGAAATGCGCGGCGAGCTGGGCACGTACCAGAGCGGCGATGCGGGGTTTGAGGATTGGGCGCCGCTGGCGGCCGGAACGCTGTTCGGGTTTGGCCCGTTGCCGGGCAAGATTGCGGACGGCCATGCCACGGCGGAACATCACAACCCGCTGATGGCGACGGGGAGGTTGCGCGACAGCATCGGCGTGAAGGTGGACGGCGATGCGGCCGCCATCGGATCTGATGACCCGGTGGCGGTGTACCAGAACGAGGGCACGGATGAACGCGGTGTTCCGTTCAAGCCCGGTGAGAAAGTGGCGCCCGGGATACCGGGGCGGGAATTTGTGGGCCGAGCCGGGTTTCGCAAAGCGCCGGAAGCGGCTGAGGCGATTGGCGCGGCGGTGGTGAGGGAGTTGATAAAATGATCGACGCCTTCGCCATTGGCGTGTCGCTGCAACTGAATGACGCCATTACGGGCCAGCTTGCCGGTGTGGCCAGCCAGTTTGAACAGTTGCAGCAGCAGATTGATGGGTTGAACGCCTCGCTCAAGACCGTGGGCGGCAGCGTGGCGGGGATGGCGAAAGCGTCCAGCAGCATGGCGGCAAGCTGGAAGGCGGCGGCGGCGGCGGCGCAGCAGATGGCGGCGGCGGCCGCCGGGATGCGGATGCCAGCCGCGCCCAGTTTGCCCGGCGATGGCGGTGGCGGCGCAATGCCGCCGGCGGGCGGCGGCTGGAGCGGCATGGTTTTGCCGCCCGGTGGAAATACGCCGAACAGCCCCGGCTATTACCCGGCCGAGCCGAGCTCACTGGTGCCGTTGCCTGGCCAAGGACCGGCGGGGTATCAAGGCTGGGGATGGTCCGGCAATAATGGCTATTCCCCCCCCGGTGAACCGCCCCGCCCGGCCGGCACCGCGATGATTGCGGCCCCGCCCGGCGGCGGCGGCGGAGGCGATGGACCGCCGAATTTCACGATGCCGAACGGTGCGCCGGACCAGCCATTCAACGCGGCGGGGCCGGTTTCGCTAGGGCCGAACAAGCCGGGCGGCGTTGATTTGTTCAGCGCGTATTACGGCATCAAATTGGGTGCTGACATCGCCAGCGCCACGTTCAAAGCGCCGTTTGATGCCGCCGCGACGGTTGACCAGAAAATCGGCATTATGAAAAACGCCGGGATTTCGGCAAGCGATGCCAACGCGGCTTATCAAGCCGCCGTGAACATGGAAGGGCAAAAACAGTATTCGACGCTGAGCGTGAATGATCTGCTGACGATTTTGGCCGGCAACCTGGCGCAGACGCATAATTTGTCAGAAACCGAATCTATGATGCCGACGCTCGCCAATGCGGCCACGGTGCTTTCAGGCATGGGTGTTGGCGATGCCGCGTCCCAAATTGTGGCGCTGACCAGGGCTGGCGATCTGAGCGGCATGTTCAACCAGAAGAACGCAGACGGCTCGGTCAACACGGCGCCGTTTCAAAACTTCGTCAAAACCTTCATGTCGGTTGAGCAAGCGGCGGGGCCGCTGGGTGATTCGATTTCACCTGAGCAGATTTTGCTGCTTTATCAGAACATGGGCGTGGCCGGGCAGACGCTATCGCCCGAAGGCCAAGCCAATGCGATGATCATGGCGCTGACGCTGGGCCAGTTGAAAGCCGGTACGGGTTTCGGCCAAGTTTTCAAGGAATTGGTTGGCGGCAAAATGCCGGAAGGGGTCGAGGACCAGCTTTCCAAGGCCGGACTTATCACGACCAAAGGTGCCGTGAGGCATGGCCAATATGTCACGTTGGCGCCGGATGCTTTGAAAGACGAAAGCCTGTTGCTGAGCGACCCGGTGCAATGGTTCGCGACCGTGTTTGCGCCGCAACTTGAGAAGATGAATCCCGGCGACCGCGCATCGCTAATTGGCGACATCTATAAAACGACATCGACCCAACAGGGGGCGAGGGTGGCGCTAGATGCGGTGTTCAACGCGCCGACGATCAAGCGGTTGCTGGATTACTCTTTGAGTGTGCCGGACCTGCAAACGGCGGCAACAAACCTAATAAACACACCAGCCGGGACCGCCGCCGGCGCAAAGAACGCCAGCAACGCACTTTTGGTCACGCTGAGCAACGACACGATGTCCGTTTTGTTGCCCGCGCTGGGGATTTATCGTGTCGCGGTCAATAAAATCACTCAGCAGGCGCAGCAGAATCCAGAAGCGACCGGTTTTGCGGTTTTGGACACCAGCGTTTTGGTTGGTCTGAAAGTGCTGAAAGAGATCGGAGCTTATGCGGCAAAATGGATGCCCGGCGCGCGGGTTGTAGGGGCGGCGGCCGGAACCGGATTGGAGATCGCCACGGGTCCCGTTGGCGAGACAATTTTGGTGGCGCAGATTGTCACGGCGGTGGCCAAACAGTTGGCGAATGCATTGACCAATGCCGGTTTAGACGGATCAGACGTTGCTGGTGGGGGTGTTCCGCCGGGCCATTCGCCGCAAAAACCGCTTTATATCAAATCGGTGGATAAACCGGCCGCACCAGGACCGACGATGCCCTCGGGGCCGACCACGCCGCCGGCATCCACGTCCCTGCCTAACCCTGGGAAGCCATTGCCCCGATGAGCGGCGTTCTTTCAGCGATCAAAGCCGCCGGGCAGTTGTTCGGCGGCTATGGCACCGTCACGCTTGGTCCGGTGAAATTCACCGGGCTGGGCCTGCCGGAAAGCCTGCCGATCGGCGGCTCTCAGGCGCTCACGGTTCATAAGCTGCCCGGCGGTGCGCGCATTGTGGACGCGATGGGCCAGGACGATGCGGATATCTCGTGGTCCTTCATTCTGGACCAGCAAGACGCCAGCACGACAGCGCGAACGCTGGACAAATTGCGCCGCAGCGGGACTGTCATCACGCTCGCTTGGGACGTGTTCAGCTATCAGGTGGTGGTGAAGGAATTCCGGTGCGACACGCGATTTGTGCCGCCGATGAAATGCCAGATCACGTGCTTGGTGGTGCAGGACAACACGTTGGTGAGCGGGACGACGCTGACCTCGATGGCCCTGCAAGTGGTCCAGGATATTTCGACCGGGAATGTGGTGGGCGCGCTGGGCGCGGTGAGCCAGGGCATCGTGGCGGGACCGCTGGCGAGCGCCGCCAGCGCCGTGGGGGCGACGGGGGCGACCACCTTTGCCAGTTCCGCCTACAACGCCGCTGTGGGCGCTGTGAATACTGCAGCGGGCGCGATTTCCGACGCCACCACCGCGGCCAACGGGTTGCTGGCACCGCTGGGTGTTTCGCTCGGGTCGATCAGCCAGGCGGCGGGGACCGGGTTGAGCGCTTTGGGTGTGGCCGGGCAACTGAGCGATGCGGTTTCAGCGGCGGGCGATCTCGCGAATTTGAGCGTGATGCAAGGCTATGTCGGCCGGACGGTGCAGAATTTGGCCAAGGCGAGTTCCTGATGACACAGACGATCAGCGTGACGGGAACCGATTGTTTTGCCCTGGCGGCGCAGTATTTGGGCGATGCGACGGAATTCTACCGGATCATGGCGCAAAACGATCTGACGGACCCGCTGATCCTGGGCGAGCCGGTGCAGATTGTGATTCCGGACGTTGACGACACGCCGACCGGCGGGGTGCCGACGCAGTGAGCGGGAGCGTGCACACGCCGCGCTACCGGGTGACGTTGAACGGCGCGGTGCTGGCGGGGGTGCAAAAGATCAGCATCACCCCGGCCTATATTTTTCAGGTGGCGAAATTTTCGATCACCAAGGTGTTTGTGGCAAACGATCCGTATCCCCCGAGTTATTGGGCGGCGACGGGCAACAAGACGTTGCTGATCGGCCTTGAGGTTTCCACCGATGGAAAGTCTTTCACCACCATCATCAGCGGCAATGTGGACAGCCATTCATGGGATTGGGTTGCCAACACGCTGACGGCGGTGGGGCGCGATTTGGGCGCGGCGTTTCTGGATACCAGAACGGTGGGCACATACCGCAACCAATCCGCCGCGCAGATTGCCACGACCCTGGCGCAAAGCCATGGGTTGAAGATCAACGCCACGGCGACCGGGCCGCTGGTGGGGCGCACATACGATATCGACTTTGACAAAACGGCCGGCGGCGACTTTGCGGATTCGACCAATGAGTGGGATTTGCTGTGCAGGCTGGGCAACCAGCAGGGGATTATCCCCTACATGCAAGGCGACACGCTGTATTTCAACCCGCCACCCACCACGCCGCCGGTTTATGTCCTGACGCTTTCCCGCACCGCCCATGGCGCGGTGGCGAGCGTTGAGGGTGTGCAGTTCGAGCGGCACCTGACGGTGGCGCGCGATGTGATTGTGACCGTGCAAAGCTGGAACAGCCGCAAAAAGCGGACGTTTTCGGCGACGTATCGGGTGACGACCAAGGATGCCAGCGCGGGCGGCGGGACGCCGCCCCACCCGGTGCATTATTACCAGCGGACGCCGAACCTGACGCAGGCGCAATGCCAAGCCATCGCCCAGCAAAAGGCGCTCGACATTTCGACGCATGAGCGGAACGTGACGATCAAGGCCCCAAGCCTGGTGGTGTTGACGCCGCTGCATGTGGTTCAGGTTTCGGGAACTGGAACCGATTACGACATGACGTATTACCCGCAGACGATCACCTATGAGATTGATTTCGAGGGCGGGGCGACGACGAGCATTCAGGCGAAGTTTTCATCCGCCGCGTATCTGTATGACGAGGATACCGGCCAGATTGTAGGCGAACAGGCGTGACATTTTCCGACGCGCAGCGCAATGAAATCATCGCGCTGGTTCAGCAATTCGGCGCCAACCGGCGCGGGATTGTGACCAGCTACCAGCCGCAGCCGCCGATGGCGAAAGTGACGTTGCAGCCGGAAGGGATTGAGACAGGATGGTTGCCGGTGCTCACCCAATGGGTGGGCAACGGCTGGGGCATGATTGCGCCGTTGCAGGCCGGGGACCAAGTCAAGCTGACGTGCGAGGAAGCGGACGGGCAAAACTATGCGATTGCGGGCCGTTACTATTCGGAAGCCGATGCGGCGCCAGAGGGCGCGGGGCCGGGTGAGTTGTGGTTGGTGCATGAGACTGGCGCGACATTTGCGTTGAAGGCCGATGGGTCGATCTCCTTGATCACTGCCACGCTCAACATCGAAGCGCCCGGCGGCGGCAATGCCACGGTAAACCTTACCGGGTCATTGAACGTGTCTGTTGAAACCACGACGGCCGGCAAAGCATTTACGCCGCACACGCATCCTTACGTCCCGGGATCGGGAAGCGAAACCGAAACCGGGCCACCGCAGGGGTAACACATGGGCGATTTTTCGCATAATTTTGGGTCCGATTTCGACCTGAATGCTTCCGGCGATTTGCTTTATGTGACCGGCGATGCCGAGGCCCAGCAGCACATCATCAAGCGGTTGTTGACGGCGGCGGGCGCATATATCTGGCGGCTGGATTATGGGGCGGGGCTTGGGCAGTTTGTCGGCCAGCCGGCAAATGCGACGGCCATTGTGAACGTGATCCGCAGCCAGATTTTTCAGGAAGCCACGGTGGCCCAAGTGCCGGAGCCGGTGGTGACGATCAACGTCAACCCAAACGACACCGTGGGCGTGACGATCAATTATTACGACGCGGTATCCGGTGCCGCGAGCGTTCTTTCCTTCTCGCTGGGGTCCTGACATGCAGCTTTCGCTTCTCACGCGGGACCAAGTGCTGGCCAACATGGTGGCATCGGTGCAGAGCGCCGCTTCTGCCGCGGGGTTCACGCTATCTTTGAACGAAGGGTCCGGCATTCTGGCGGTGCTGGACGGCATTGCTGGGATGTATCTCTGGCTTCAATGGCTGGCGGTGCAAGTGCTGGGGACGGCCAGGTTGACCACCAGCTATGGTGCCGATGTGGATTCGTTTTGCGGGGATGATTTCGGGTGTCTTCGATTGCCCGGCGCGGCGGCCAGCGGGGTGGCGACATTCGCGCGGTATGTGAGCACGAGCTCGGCGGTGATCCCGGTTGGCACGGTGGCAAAAACCACCGATGGGACGCAGAGTTTCGCGGTGGTGGCGGATTCGACAAATGCCGCGTGGCAGGGGACCAACGGCACGTATCCCAGCGGATATTTCATGATCGCGGCAGGCGTGTCGAGCGTGAATTTGACCGTGCAGAACCTGGTGGTGGGGACGGCCGGCAACATCCTGGCCAATGCGCTGGGGTTGGTGGCGAGCGCGCTGCCGGGCGTGGATACCGTGACCAATGCGGCGGCGTTCACCAACGGGCTGAACGCCGAGAGCGATGCGGCCTATAAGTCGCGGTTTGGTTTGTTTCTGGCGGCGCTGGCCCGCGGGACGGTGACGGCGGTCGAAAGCGCGGCGCTGGGAGTCCAACAGAATTTGACTTGTGCCGTGCTGTCTAACCAAGCGGCGATTGGCGGCAGCGCGGTGCCGGGCAGCTTTGTGGTGGCCGTGGACGATGGCAGCGGCGCCACGCCAAGCGAGACGATCACGGCTGTGGCTAATGCGGTTGACGCGGTGCGGCCGGTGGGTAGCACGGCTTACGTGCTGCAAGCGACGGTGATTGATGCGGTGGTGGTGCTGACGCTGACATGCGCCACCACAGCGTTGCACACCCAAGCGGTGGCAGCGGTGCAAGCGGCGGTCACCGCCTATATCGCGGCGTTGCCGGTGGCGACCGGCAGCAATAATGCAAGTTTTCCGTATTGGCGCATCGGTCAACTGGCTTTTGACGCAAGCCCGCTTGTGCAGACTGTGACGGCGGTGACGCTGAATGGTGGCACGGTGGATATTGGCGGAACCCCCGGCACGGTGGTCCGCGTTGGCAGTGTGAGCGTAAACTGATGATTTTCGCACACGACTGGTATCCGGCAAACACGGCGATTTTTGGGGTTTGCCATCCCGCGCCGCGGCAGGACATTGAGGAGGCCGAGGAAGCGTGCGTGTGGGTGCATCGGTTCGTGCCGGTGCCCATGGGCGTGCATATTACCGGGCCTGGATGCTTCTGCGCGCCGGTTTGGCGGCGCAGGTGCGAGGTGGAGTCCTCGGCCTTCAAATACGAGGCAACCACGCTGCGAAACGGGTATCACTGATGGCGACGGGTGACCAAAGCGATTTTGCGGCCCGGTTGCTTAGGGTGATGCCGGGCGGGTGGTTTCCGACCGTGGCCCCTGTGCTGACCGCGATTTTGCAAGCGCCGGCGTATGCGCTGAGTGTGGTGTTCGGCGATTTGACGTTCGCGCAAGCCCAGCAACGGGTTAGCACGGCGCAGGGCGCGTGGCTGGATATCGCCAGCCAGGATTTTTTTGGGTCAGATCTGCCCCGGCTGGAATACGAGCAGGACCCCGCCTTTGCCGCGCGGATCAAGTTTAACTTGACGGCGCCGCGCGGGACCCGCGCCGGGCTGGCGGCGATGCTGACGCAGTTGACCGGCACCGAGCCGACAATTTTTGAGCCAGCCAGGCCGGGAGATACCGGGGGCTGGGGAACAATGATGAACCCGGCGGTGGGCGGCGGGGCGGGGTGGGGTAGCAACATCAGTTCAGGTTTCAACGGCACCACGGAGCGTTGGGGAAGCCTTCTGCTGCCATATCAGTTTTTCGTCACCGTGCAATTTCCGCAGACGGGGTTTTTGGCCTTTGCCAATCAGGCCGGTTTTGGCACGGGAAGCAACGCCGAGGCGGGCGGCGGATCGGGCTGGGGCAGTTTGATCAGCAGCGGGTTCAACACCGGCAATCTGGCCTGGATTGATCCCGACGATGTGGCTGGCGCGATCACCCAGGCGTTCATCTACCAACAAATCGCCGCCTGGATTCCGGTGGGCACCATTGCCTGGACATACATCAATTAAAAGAGGTTTTTCATGGATCGTGTTATTGCCTATCCCGGCGAAATTCCGCTGGTTGAGACGATGTTATCAGCGTTCAAAAACGCGATGGTCAACGATGGGTTTGTGGCTGTTTCGGCGTTTGGATTTACCCCGTTGCTGGTGGGTTTTCCAATAACCCCGCTGTCCAACACCGCTGTTTCCGGCTCGGCGTTTGCGGTGCAAATTGGCGTGGGGTGGATCGGCTCATACCAAACCACGGACCAGAATGCTTACGGTGTTTTGGGCACGGATAGCGGCCAAACGATGAAGTTTGGTGTTGGCCAAGCGACTTTGGGGATTTGCAATACCGCGCCGCCAATCACCGGCCAATCCATCAATTATTTGATTTATGTGGGGTTTTCGGAAACAGACTCCGGTTCAACGGTGCTGCCGTATTACAATGCGGCAGACCCGGCGATGACCTATGCCGGCCCAGCCAATAGCGGGGAGGCGCAAAACACGACGCGGATTCAGCGTGCGGTGTTCGGTGTGGTGGCCGGCACGGCGGCGACCACGGGCACGCAGACAACGCCCGCCTGCCCGAGCGGGTATGTGCCGTTGGCGGTGGTGACGGTGAATAACGGCGACAGCGCGGCGGTGAGCGGGCAGATTTCCACGCCGGTTAATGCGCCGTTTTCCTTGGCGCAGAAGCCGTTTTTTGAAGTCTATCTGCCATCTGCCCTCACCACCGTGAATGGCAACAGCACGTTCGTTGCTTCGCAATCCGTGACATTCCCATCCTTTGCGCCCACGCGCGGGTTTCGTGTAAAGGTCCACGGCATTTTGAATGGCCAGAACGTGGCGGCCGGCGCCAATAATTTCCAGTTGACGTGCAGCGACGGCACCAACACCAAAACCGGCGCGACGAAATATATGGCCGTGGGATCAGCCGGCCAGCCGATTGGTTTGGAATCCGTGTTTTATTTTCCAACGGTTTACACGCCGGGATCAACCGTCACGTTCACGTTGAATATTGTGGCGGGCAGCGGCGGCATGAATATGTCCGCTGGAACGGGCCAGCCGGTTATGGAAATTGAAATGACCGCAGCATAAGGAGTACGTGGCATGTCCGGTGATTTTGAAACCGCTGTACGATTTGCCGACGAATTGGGCATTGTGAAAGGGCGGCAGGCCGAAATGATGAAGGGCATGGATGAGATCAAAAAATCGGTTTCCGATTTAGACGCGAGGCTGACCGCGCAGATTAAAGAGGGAAACGAGAAATCCGCGCATCAGCTTGAAGAACATTCCAAGCGCTCAGCAGAGAATTTTGATAACATCACGGCCAGCATTCAGGATTTGAAAGACGTGATCACGGGGCAGAAAGCTGGCGCGATTGTGTGGCGGCAAGTGCGCGGCGGCGTGTGGGCCGTGGTGGTGCTGGCTTGCACCGGATTCGCATCGGTCTTCACCGGGGCGTGGAGTTGGTTTCAACATTTTTTCAATTGAAGGATTTTTGACATGAGCGAAGCAATGACGATGACCACCGATCCGGTAGCGGCGCCGACTTTTTTCGACAAGGTGAAGGCGGCGGTTTTGAAACTCGAAACCGAGGCGCTGGCCGAGGTTCATGCCGGCGAAGTGGCGGCACTGGCGGCGGAACACGCGCTGATCACCGACGCGGAGACCCTGTTCGCGCGCATTAAAGCGAAGATGTGATGTCCGGTACGACCGAAATAGCCCCGGCCAAAAAGCCGGGGTTTTTTTTGGCGTTGACGCTGGGGCCGGACGGCGAGCCGGATGAGGCGGCTTGCGCGTTTATCGGCGCGCATCTGCTGCTTTGGGCCGGGGTGATGTTCAACACCGTGATGGCCAAGAACTTTCCGATTTTGGATTTCGCCACCGCCGAGGGTGGGCTGGTGAGCATTTACACCGCTTTTGTGACGGCCAGGAGCCGTTGGAGATAGCTATGCTGAAAACATTGATGCGGTTTGTCCCCGGCTTGGGGCCGGTGATGACCTTTGGGCCGTGGGTGTTGGTTGCGCTCATGCTGAGCTGGGGGCTGTGGGAGAGCCGCGCGGTGGCGACCGCCAAGCTAAGCGTGGCGACGTGCCAGACGGAAGCCGCAACCGAGGCCGAAGCGGAAAGTGCGGCGGCGGCGGCCCAGGTGGCCAAGGCCCAGGCGGCGGCGAATGCCGCGACGGCGCAACTGATGGCAAGCCGGGCCGATGCCGCGAAAGTGCAAGCGGCAGCGCAAAGCGCGCTGGCGGCGTCCTTGAACCAGATTGATGCTGACGCCGCGAAGCCTGGTGAGGATGGTCCGATTCCCGCCGTGTTGGCGGGAGAATTCCAATGAGGCGGTTTGTCTGGCTTTTGTGTTTGCTAATCGCGGGGTGCGCCACTGCGCCCTCACCGTTGATTGTGACCAAGACGGTGTACCAGCCGTTTGTCTGGCCAGCATACCTCAAAACCTGTCAGGCCGATCCCGCGCCGCTGGACGTGCCGCACATCGCGGCGGCCGATCCACACGCCGGGTCCGAGGTCGCCAAATATATCCTGAATCTGCGCGACAATGATGCGGCGGCGCGCGGCGCGGCGGATGATTGCCGCAACACCCTGGCAGCCGCTTTGGCCGCCGACATGATGGAGACAACACCGTGACGCAGTTTACGTTTATCCGCGAAGAGGGCGTGGTTCTGTTCAACGCGGCGGTTGTGGCCACGGGGGCTTATTCCGGGCACGGCGAAGGGGTGAACAACCCGGCGATGGAATCCGTCCCGAATGTGGGGCCGATTCCGGCCGGGGTTTACTCCATCGGGCCGGCAAAAGACCCGGTGGACCAGCTCGGGCCGATTGCGCTGCCGCTGACGCCGATCGGCGGGCAGGAGATGTTTGGGCGCAGCGCGTTCTTCATCCACGGCGATAATGCGGCGATGGACCACACGGCGAGCGATGGCTGCATCATTCTGCCGCGGTCGGCGCGGGAATACATCGCGGCGTCCGACTGCAAGGTGCTGGTGGTGTCGTGATCGGCAATTTCGCCGCCTGTGACGCCTTTACAGCGCCGGCCGAGGGCGGGCTTTCGATGGACCCATCGGATGCTGGCAACTGGAGCGGCGGGGCTGTGGGGGCCGGGACGCTGGTGGGAACCAAATACGGCATCGCGGCGGCCAGCCATCCGGGTGTTGATATTGCCGCGTTGACGCCGGAAGCAGCGGCGGCGATCCGGCAGGCGGGGTATTGGGTGCCGAACCGGTGCGATGACCTGGCGGCGGGCGTGGACCTCATGGTTTACGACGAGGATGTGAACACCGGGGACGGAAGGTCCGCCAAGATTTTGCAGGGGTGTGTGGGGGCTGTGCAGGACGGCGTGATCGGCTCGGCCACGTTGGCGGCGGCGAACGCGATGCAGCCAATGGCGCTGATCAACGCCCTGGCGGCGGCGCAGGCGGCTTTCTACAAGGGCTGTGCGGGTTTTGCCGAGGATGGTGCCGGGTGGTTGGCCAGGCTAACGGCGCGGCAAGGGCTGGCGCTCGAAATGGCTGGTGAGTGATGCGTTTCGCGTCCGGTGTGCATGAGGCGGTGGCGGCGGGTGCGCCGGCGGTGATGGACTCGTTTCACATTGTCCTGCTGATCGGGCTTGCATTTGTGATGGTGATGCTGCTGCCTGACGTTTGAAATCTCAGAAAGATGCGATTTGACCGGCTCTGGGGGAAACCTCGGGGCCGGTTTTTGCGTTTGTTCCGGGTCTATATCGCACCGCGCACCCGGCGGAGAAAATAACGATCAATCCACGGTCGCAGGCAAATTCCCATACCGACGCCGATAAGGATTCCGGGTAAGTAATTTACGCCATTGCTTTTGAGTCCGGCGCCAATGATCATGAACAACATAGATATAAGAAATTGAACGCTGCTCCTAAATTGAGCGGTTACCATTTGTTGCGCTATGAAAGGTGCTGGGATTATTCCTGGTGCCATCACAGGCGGAAGATAAAATGCGGCTTGCTGGATCGGCACATGTGCCGGTGAAGGCACGACTTGGGGTGCTGGCGCCTCATTGGAGGGAGGCGTCTCGGGCGACGTCAGTCCAATTTCCTCTTTAGGGGCGCTAGGGCAATATATTCCTATAGGTTGTAATCTGTCGAAAGAGAAGATTTTCCCGCTCTTAACAATCTAGTACGTTAAGTGCATAACGCGGTATCTCTGGTTCAGGTCCCTGTTGCGCGGTCGGGCCTTTCGCCGCCACATGCGCCCGGCAATCCTGCCCGGCCTGCCACAGCGCCACGATATACCGCGCCACCACCGCCTGGCTGCTCATTTCTTTTCGACCTTTCTCAGTGGTAGCAGGCCCGCAGGCCCAAAAATCCGATACCCATGCGGCAGCCCCATACAAACCCTTCACCGCCGCAATTCGGGCGAGTCTTGACCCAATGCCCGGCCATTTTCAGCGGAAAAGGAGAACATGCCGGGAACACCGGGTACGGATTTGTCACAGGGTACGGGCGGTTTTCGGCGTTTGTTCGCGTCCTGTTCTGTACCGCAATAGTCCGGCGGCACCCGTTAATTTTCGATACACCCTTTGAAATGCTTGGTTTTTTCTGGAGCGGGCGAAGGGATTCGAACCCTCGACCCCGACCTTGGCAAGGTCGGGGCGAATTGCAAAAGATATTGGCTGGGTCAGCGTTTTTCGTCATTCGTTATTTCCGGAC